GAACCACAATAACTGATGGATTAAGAGATGTATTGGTCATGGCTGTAACTATTAACCCATCAACTTATGTTAATGTTGACCAAGAGGAAAATTTAGGAGTAATTTTAGGACACGGCGCTCGTGGTGAATCCGAGTCCGGTGGTTTTGTTGCTGGACATATGCACTTTGGTGTTAACTATTCAAATACCTCTGTAGGTGTATATTTGTCAGTTGGGGCTAAAAATAGTGTTTCCGAAAAAGTCATAACGGAACTAAATTCCAAAATAACAGAATCTGATTCTGGATCAAATGCGAGAATTAGTGCAGGTGTGTTGAGGATGGGATCCACCTCGTCAGATATCAGTATTTCACCAAACAGTATAGGAACTTTTATTGATGGCACAAAATTAGAAGAAAAATCACTTGAAAATGCGGCCTCATACAATTCAACAGCACTTCGAGGACCATATAACACCGTTTTAGGTGCATATAAAATAAAGTCAGGTCCACCAACATCCGATCCAACTCAAATTGACGGAATTCGACAATACATCTCACAATCTTCTGCTGTGGTTGAACTCATTTATGTGAAAGCAACAGAGGAAAATTATCATAGCACTCCTTGTGCAAGTCAAATACTCGGTGAAGATAATCTTGGTCCAAGACCAATATTGACCGATGAAGTTAGAAACAAATTAGAAGGATATTTTGCTCATAAATATCAAATCGCTTCTCAATTACCAGCGGATCATCCGTACCGATCTTCTCCTCCAAAAGTTCCTGTTGGTGGTGCAGGTTTGACACAGACTGTTACTGGATTCCTAAATACTGATAGAAGGGAGAGAACACCTTTGGATTATGGACAACTTTTGGCAGAGTCTTCTGACTCAAGTGCATGTTGCACTTTAAATAAAACAACAAATAAATTTGAATGCTCGATGCAGGGTCGTTCGCAATGTGAAGCAAGGAACGGATTCTATTCAATTCCAAGTGAAACAAGTGGACCGATTCTTTGCTCGGATGTAAAATGTCCTGACGCACCGACAGTTGATACTCGTGGGAATGTAATTCCACCCTCAATTAAAACATCGGATCTTCCAGTGCCGGGATCAATGTATGCTGGTGGAGTTTATATTGGAAACTTCCAAGCGGGTGTCAGCACCGCATTTGTGAATCTCGAAACTGGTGCTTCCGTTCGAGAAAAAACAGTGTCTCTTGATGGACCGGGACAACGAAGAAAATGGGCTTTGATTGCTTGCCCATCGGATCTCGGTGATGAGTTTGGTGTTCAAAACTTAGTGTATCAACACACTTCAACATCAGAGGATGTTCCACAAGAACTTACATCAACATATGATGGATTGTTTAATACATTCGGTGATGGTGGAAAGAAACTTGCACCAAACACACATTTGTATCGACAAGTTAGAAACTTTAATCGTTTTGGTTTTTCGGACTGGTATCTTCCAAGTATTCAAGAACTTGGATTTATCACTGCAAGACAAAGAGACTTAGATTTTGGTGTTAACTTAATTCGTTATTCACAGAATCAACAAAAACTTAGTGCAAACGAAGCATACTTGAGTTCTACTCGAAAGATGAGAACAAGTGCAAATAAACGACAGTTGAAATACCCTGCCGCAAACCTTGTGTATGGAATGTTAATTGGAAATAAATTTGGACCATTAAATGGCTTTACAGTTCTCACTGGACTTGATAATATGTTCCGTGTAAGGCTTGTCCGAAGAATATATGTGGAGGATTGATATGGGATGTTCTAGTTGTGGAAATAAAAGTGAATTTAGAAAAGTAGAAAAAAAAGAAAAAGAAAATAAAATTAAAAAGGGTATTGGAATGGTGCAAAGTTACGCATCTGCCCTTGCATCGAGAGGCTTAAAAAATAAAAAAGTCTCAACAACCACAAAACAACTGCGTGTAATTAGTTGCTTTGGAAACGAAGCCGTGGGTGGTGAACTTCCACCGTGTCAACATCTTAAGAAAAGCAATACACTCGGAAAACATTTCTGTGGTGGGTGTGGGTGTGGTGATCGAGAAGCAACTTGGCTCATTGCTCAAGGTGACAAATACAGTAAACTTGATCACCCAAAACTTTCTTGTCCATTGAATATGCCGGGATTCACAGACTACAAGCCGAGTAACCCCGATGAGTCTGAACATCCAATCACAAGAAAGTATTATATTGAAAACATGAATCAAAGTAAGGTAGAGGAAGTTCCAGTCACAATAATTGAATCTAAGTAATACCTAATTATTTCCTCTTCAGCGGGTCTATTTTATAGGCCCGCTGTTCTTTTATACATAGTAAGAGCATATAGGAGGAAAAATATGGCCAATGTTACCTCTAAGGATGGGTTAATTGATTACGCACTTAGAAAATTAGGTGCCCCCGTTATTGAAATCAACGTTGATCGAGAACAAGTAGAAGATCGAGTCGATGAGGCTCTACAATTTTTTACAGAACGACACTTTGACGGTGTGGAGAGAGTTTACTTTTCACACGAATTGTCGCAAACGGATATCGACAATCGTTTTATTTTAACAGATGACTTAGCAACACCGAAAGGGTTTCCTACAAACGGACCAACAGGTAAAGATATTGTTTCTGTTACAAAAGTTTTTCAATTCGGTGCGTTAAAAGGTATCAGTAGTATGTTTGATGTCCGTTATCAAATGGCACTCTCAGACTACTTTGGTATCAATACCGGACTAGGATATCAGTCATCTCTTGGTCTTGCATCGTTTGACTCAGCAAAGCGATATATCAGTATGATCGAAGACTTTTTTCAACCAGAAAAAGAAATTCGGTTTAGCAAGGTAACAAACAGATTGCTAATTGACTCGGATTTAAGCAAAACAACATCTGCTGGGAATTACTTAATCATCGAGGCATATGCTGCTTTGGATCCGGAAAAGTTTGGTGAAATCTACAATGACCGATTGTTTAAAAAATATGTTACCGCTTTGATCAAAAAACAATGGGGAAGCAATCTCTCTAAATTTGCTGGTGTTCAACTTCCCGGTGGTGTTCAATTAAACGGACCTCAAATTTATGCGGAAGCAATTTCAGAGATTCAAGTTATTGAACAAGAATTCTATTCGCAGTACGAATTACCAATTGACTTTATAGTGGCATGAAAAGTTCTTACTTCAAGGATAACTCAGGTGAACAAAATCTTGTCGAGGATCTTTCGGTAGAGTCGATTAAGATCAACGGACGAGATATGATTTACATTCCTCGTCAATTACTTGATGAGGATAAGTTATTCGGTGAAGATAATTCTGCAAAATTTTCAAAAGGGTATGAATTTGAAATGTACATTCAATCCGTAAATGGATTTGAAGGTGACGGAGATATCCTTTCAAAATTTGGTATTTCAATTAATGACAGGATGGAGTTAGTTGTTGCTCGAAAACGATTTGAGCAAGAGGTCACAACGTATGAACCTTCTATTGTCCGTCCAAGAGAGGGTGACATCATTTATTTTCCATTGAGTAGAACACTCTTTGAAATCAACTTTGTTGAACATGAAAATCCATTCTATCAGTTAGGCAAACTTTACACTTATCTTTTGATCTGTGAAACCTTCACCTACGGACACGAGGATCTAGACACCGGATTCTCAACGGTGGATAAATTTGAAACTGATGTCCAAGGACTTTCTGGTGATACAATTATACCTCTCACCGCAACCGGACAAACCGCTGGGGACAATGAGGATCTACAAAACTTTGGTGCTGATATCTTTGATTTCACAGACACTGATCCATTCTCGGAGGGTAAATATTAATGTTTAGTACCTTTTACAATGAGTCTATCAGAAAACTCGTAATTGGGTTTGGTTCCCTGTTTAATAACTTAAATATTAGACACTTTGATTCTGCGGGGACGGAAACAAAAAAAATTCGAGTTCCGATCTCATACTCACCCAAAGAAAAATTTATTGCAAGATTAAATGAGGGTGGATCCATTATTGATGATCAAACAAAAGTTAAAGCGATTTTACCAAGAATGGGTTTTGACATTACTGGTGTTAACTATGATCCCACAAGAACCATCAACAAATTAAAAAGAATGAAAAATGCGGGGGCAACTGTTGATTCAATGTTTCATGAAGTCCCATACAATATTAGTTTTGGACTTTATTTGTTTACTTCCTCTATTGATGAAAATTTACAATTGGTTGAACAAATTTTACCATTTTTTGCCCCAGAGTTTGTTGTCACGTTAAATATGAACACAGTCCATCCAAAAGTGGATGTGCCTATTGTGTTGTCTAATGTAACTATTCAAGAAGAGTACGAAGGTGATTTCTTTAATCGACGTTTTGTGTCGTCATCTTTAGAGTTCTTAGCGAAATCTTACGTTTATGGACCCGTCACAAGAAAAACGACTGACAGTGGTGGAATTATCACAGCGATCACAGGTGATTTTTATAATCAATTAACTGCGGACAGTACGGACAAAAATAATGTTACTTCCTCGTTTGGTATTACTGGTGATGCAGTTACAGGAACCAAGAACCCAGTTTATTACCCGGCACAGGGTAGGACATCTTAAGTGGAGATATTATGGAATCTAATGACAAAATCTCGGAAGCCCTTTCAACTTCGTATAAAAGCGACGTTGAAAAGGTAAAAAAAGAGGTTAAAGATATTAAACTTTCCGATGATAAAACGGAAAATGATTTTAATATTACAAGAAAGAATCTGAAGGAACTTATTGATCGTGGCAGCGAAGCCATTGACGGTATTCTAAAGATTGCTTCTGAAGGGGATCAACCAAGAGCATACGAGGTTGCTGCCACTCTTATCAAAACGGTTTCTGAAGTGAACACCGATCTTATGGACTTACATAAGAAGATGGCAGACATGGACAAAACTGAAGTGAATGTGAACAACACCACAAACAATGCCATCTATGTTGGCTCAACGCTCGAACTTCAAGACATGATTAATAATGATCGAAGTTCCAGAGCGAAAGCCAGACAGGATGTGTTGGATGTGACGGAGGATTTAGATGAGTGATAAACAAAAAGGATATCTTGGTAATCCGAACCTGAAAGAAACTGGTTTGGAGATGTCCTTCACCAAAGCACAAGTTAAAGAATACATGAAGTGTGCTGGGGATCCGATTTATTTTACAAAGAAATATATCAAGGTTGTCTCGTTGGACAAGGGTTTGATTCCCTTTGATCTTTACGATTATCAAAAAGAAATCGTCGAAACCATTCACAACAATCGTTTTGTGATTTGTAAACTCCCCCGTCAGTCGGGTAAGTCCACCACGGTTGTGGCTTACATTTTACATTACATTCTTTTTAACCAAGACATGACGGTTGGTATTCTCGCTAACAAACAAAGCACAGCAAGAGAACTTTTACACCGACTCAAACTGGCATATGAGTATCTTCCGATCTGGTTACAGCAAGGTATTGTAGAATGGAACAAAGGTTCCATTCAGTTGGAGAACGGTTCTCGGATCATCGCATCGTCAACATCATCGAGTGCGATTCGGGGTGGTTCGTTCAACATGATTTTCCTTGACGAATTTGCTCACGTTCCACACGGTATCGCTGATGAATTCTTTAGTTCTGTGTACCCTACAATCTCTTCTGGACAGTCCACGAAAGTCCTGATGGTTTCCACTCCGAACGGTCTGAACATGTTCTACCACTACTGGAAGGGTGCTACAAAGCAAGCAGGAGAGATCGGGAAGAACGAGTATGTTCCTATCGAAGTTCATTGGTCGCAAGTTCCAATGTATCCCGGTGGACCGCTCCGAAATGAGAAATGGAAAGAAGAAACGATTGCAAACACCAGCGAGATTCAATTCCAAACAGAATTTGAATGTGACTTTGTTGGTTCTGCAAACACTCTGATATCCTCGTCCAAACTTCACGCTTTGTCTTGGGTAAAGCCTATTGAGCGAAATAAAGATGGGTTAGACATTTATGAGGAACCGAAAGCAAACCACAAATATGTTTGTGTTGTTGACACCGCACGAGGACAGGGTAAAGATTACAGTGCGTTCACTATAACGGACATTACTCAGACTCCATACAGGGTGGTTGCAAAATATCGAAACAATATTATTTCACCGATGGTTTATCCCACGGTAATCAAAGCAGTTGCTGAAAAATACAACATGGCTCAGACACTCATCGAGATTAATGACATTGGTGGTCAAGTTGCAGACGTTCTTCATCGTGACTTGGAATATGAGAATATTCTTATGTGTGCTTTTCGAGGCAGAGCAGGTCAAACAATCTCTGGTGGGTTTGGTGGATCAAACACTCACATGGGTGTGCGAACAACAAATGTTGTGAAAAAACTTGGATGTTCTGTTCTTAAAAGTTTAATTGAACAAGATAAAATGATTGTCGAAGATTTGGAGATCGTGAACGAACTCATCACATTTGTTTCAAAAGGTAGATCATACGAGGCAGACGAAGGACACAACGATGATTTGGTGATGACTCTTGTTCTCTTTGCTTGGCTCACTCGTCAAGACTATTTTAAAGACTTAACAAATACAGATGTTCGGGTTGATATTTTTGATGATGAAATAAAAAGACTAGAGGCAGAAGTAATGCCTTTTGGTTTTGTACCACATATGGACACTAATTCTGATGGTGTTTGGGACGGAGAAGATCGTTGGTTTCCCTAATAGTCAAATATGAAAAACTATAAATACTGTCGAACACCATAATATCACTGGAGGACTACAATGGCCGAAATTACATACGTTAACACAGGACGGGCTAGAGTTATAGTTCGTGTCGAAGATGACAGTCAAATTGCTCTCATTGGAGAGGGAACAACACCACACACATCTGTTTATATCCCTCTCGTGGGTAGCATAATTGATAATTTGGGGAACACTGCCGAACGAGAGCAGGGTTTTATTGAAGAATCTAGCACAAATGGTTGGATTACCCGACTTCGTGGTGGATTTGGATCAGATGGTGCAAGTTACACATCTCCCGAGGATGGATCGTTTGGTGCGTCCGCAGACTGGTATTCTGTTCAAAACTATCTTCTGTATGGTGGTAATGTTATCGTTGGTAGAACAGCAGACAATCTTCAATTCCAAAACATCGACTCCGCTTTTGTTACGGATCTTGGACTTCCTACCACCGAATTGAATACGTTGATGACTAACAGAGGTGGAGATTTTATTGCTGTGTACCCTGCGGGTGGATCTGGTGATCTTGCCACGGTTGATCTTGCAGCATCAACTGGTCTTTTTGTTGAAAATAAAGTTCACGTTTTTGGTTACAAGAAGCATCTCAATTATCAAAGAAGTGGAACCATTAACGACACATCAGACTTAATTACAACACCTTGTACTCCAGACGTTGCAGGTTGTCTTGCAAGAACCGACAGAGATTTTGCTCCTTACTATTCACCAGCAGGTTTTGTTCGAGGTAGAATTCTTGATGTTGTTCGGATTGTCAAAAATCTCACTGAGGCACAGCAAGATACCCTGTATGACGCAAACGTGAATCCGATTGTTACATTCCAAGGTCAAGGAACGTTCCTCTTTGGTGACAAGACGATGAAAGATGAGTCATCCTCTCTGAGTAGAATTAACGTTTCTCGTCTCTTTATCTTCCTGAAGAAACGAATTGGTGATATCGCTAAACGAAAACTCTTTGAATTCAATGACTCTGAAACAAGAGAATCATTTAGAGTTTCCGCAGAAACTATTCTTCGGGGTGTTGCTGCAAACAGGGGTATCTTTGATTTTAGAGTTGTTTGTGACGATACAAACAACACACCCGAAGCGGTTGACGCTGGTATCTTTGTTGCTGATGTGTTTGTGAAACCAACCAAATCTGTCAACTTTGTTCAATTAACATTCACAAACGCAGACACCGCTGATGATATCTCCGGTGGACTTTCAGAAGTTTAAGAGATAGGAGCAGTTCATGAACATTGATAATTTCAGAAATGTCTTTAAGGGAGGAACTCGACAAAATAGATTCAGAGTGTCCGGAAGCCTCTTCACACCAAGCGGTGGTTCTCTTGGAATCGGCGAAATCGTTTCCTCTGGTAATATACTTGTGAAAGCAACTCAAGTTCCACCATCAACAATTGGTATTATTCCTGTTCCTTTCCGTGGTCGAATCGCTAAAATCCCCGGTGATAGACAGTACCTCGAATGGCCAATCGTCATTTATGACACCAATGAGTCCATGTACACTAGATTCCAAGAATGGAGTGTCGCTCTAAATGATCATGCGTCAAACTTAAGACAAAGTGGTTTTGGTGACACACAGGAAACCGGACTTCAAACATGGTCAGTTGAGCATTTAAATCTGAACGGAGACGAAACACTCAAGAAAATCACACTTCATAACTGCTGGCCAGTTGAAGTTGGATCTATCGACTTGAGTTATGACGCTCTGGATACCATCGTTGAGTTCCCAGTTACAATTGCTTACGATTACTTTACTGTTGACAGTGCTGATGCTTCTGCAACAAACCCCGGTTCTGATTCTTCACCTAGCGGTAATGGATCGGCGCTCTAACTAAAGTAATATAAATACCTAGCACATCCAACTAACTGTGAGGTATTTAAATGGCAATTAATCTTTTTGGTTTCTCAATAGCAAGAAATAGACCTGAACAAGAACCGGGTGCGAACGATGTTATCGCACCCGATTCTTATGATGGTTCCTTTCATTTAGACTCTGGATCCATCTATGGTGGATTCATGAGTTCTTACGCTGATTTTACTGGATCAGCAAAGACTGAGGAAGAATTCATTAAACGATACAGATCAATGTCACTCTTCCCTGAAGTTGACATGGCAATCGAAGATATTGTAAATGATGCGGTTGTTTCGGACGTTGATAGGAAACCAATCAAAATAGATTTAGAGGAAACACTTCTTCCTCCACAGATCAAAAATGCCATTTATCAAGAATACGATAGAATTCTAGAATTATTTAATTTCCACAACCAGTCACATGACATTTTTCGTCGATGGTACGTCGATAGTAAATTGTTTTATTACATTATGATCGACGAACAAGTACCAGAGAATGGAATTAAAGAACTTCGACCTATTGATCCATTAAAAATTAAAAAGGTCCGAAAGGTCAGCAAACTTCAGAACAACAGTGCGATGTCAATGCCGAGAATGGGTGAGGTACAAGAATTTTACCTATACACCAACACAGATAAGGCTGCTACTTTCCAAACAGGACAAGGTGGAGTTCGTCTTACCAGTGATTCTGTTTTGTACTGTCACTCAGGTTTGATTGACTCTACATCAAAAAGAGTCGTTGGATATCTTCAAAAAGCGATTCGTCCTCTGAACATGCTTAGACAATTAGAGGACGCAGCGGTTGTGTATCGTATTTCACGAGCCCCCGAAAGAAGAGTATTTTATGTTGATGTCGGTAACATGCCTACTCAAAAGGCACAGCAATATATTGAAGGTCTTGCGAAAAGATACCGAAATAAATTAACGTACGATCAAAACACGGGTAACATTCGTGAGGACCGAGATCACTTCCATATGATGGAGGATTTCTTCCTGCCACGAAAAGAAGGTGGCAAGGGAACTGAAGTTACTACTCTTCCGGGTGGAACCAACCTTGGTGAGATGCGTGACGTTGAATACATGCTCCAAAAACTTTATCAAGCGTTGAACGTTCCACCATCACGACTTCAAGCAGACAATGGATTTAACATGGGACGTTCCGCTGAAATCACACGAGACGAAGTGAAATTTTCTAAATTTATTAATAGACTTCGTGATAATTTCACCCAACTGTTTAC